GAGCAGGAAGAGAATAGCACCGGATATGTGGATTTCATTACCCTCTCCTCCTCTATCTTGTTTTCCATGAAATACAAACTGTCTGTTCAGGATATGCGGAAGGAAGCTTTATACAACAATATACGCAAGACCGGCTACCCGGAATGTACGGACTATCTCGAAGGGCTGGAAATCGTATCTTGCGATTACAAGGAAGTATTCAACCGGTATAAAGATATTCCTGGAGTAGTATTTCTTGTTGATCCGCCCTATCTGTCCACTGACGTAGGGACCTATAACATGTACTGGAATATGGCAGACTATCTGGATGTGCTGAATGTACTGAAGGGGCATTCATACGTATATTTCACATCCAACAAATCTTCAATTCTGGAGCTGTGCGAATGGATAGGTAAAAATAGGGATTTAGGTAATCCTTTTGAAAACTGCACAAAGGTGGAATTCAATGCTCACATGAATTACAACTCTTCTTACACAGATATGATGCTTTACAAGAAAGAGGCTGCCTGATTGCGTTTACTTTGCCTGTATTGAACAAAAAAGCCGCAGACGGTAATTTGTACGTCCGCGGCTTTTTCTGTCTAATAAAGACGGCTATTGCAGCCGCTTGATGGCCACACACTGATATACCTCGATACTTTCCACAATATCCTCATGGTTGTGATTGGTATCACTCTCCACCAGATCCAGCTCCAAAAAGGTCTCCCCGCTCAATCCGGCAAGCTGTGCATGAAGCAGTCCGGACAGGTCAAACACCTTCAGCGCATCCTCCTGCAGCTCGCTGCCCTCAGCACTCGAACCTTCCCAGTCCGTCACGATGTGCAGTTTAATCAAAGGTTCTGCCCGGTATTCCACACCGGGAACAATCGCATTCCACTGTATAGGGCAGAATTCCACAAAGACAGCCGGACGCTCCCAGTTTTCTTCCTGTTCGATGAATTCCACATTATGGTTCCACAAGTCTATGTGCTTGATAAGGTCAATGGCCTTCAGCTCCCGGCAAAGCATCCGGTAAAGTTCTTTTCTCATTTTCTTATGATATTATATTCAATGGTAAAATACTCTGTTAGGTTCTCTTCTACAATCTCACGGACGGCTTTTTCCACTTCAGGCGATGTGCCGAGGAAACGGCGTCGGGGAATCCTGATGGTGCTTCCTGCTTTCTTTAAAGCCATGAACATCCAAAAATCGGCTTCTGTATCAAGCCGGACATTTCGTTTGTCTTTTCGAAGTTTGCCGTCTTTTCTTCTACCGAACGCTCCGGTTGCCTCATAATACTTATGCCAGAAGAAACGCTTCATCCGCTTGGTCACCACTATTTCACCGCCATCATTATGAATGGCCGCATAGGGCAGAGAGGTAAAGAAGGTAATGCTGTTTTCCGTTGTCCGACTTCCGATACTTTTCCGAAGCGCCCCGGTATCTGTTAGTATGGCTCTACCTTCATTCCGGATGGGGCTTTTCCGTCGCTGCCATTTCTCACTGAAAAAAGCCTGCCGTTCAAAGTTCTTGTCAAACTCATCACTCATTTCCACCTGAATGTCTTTCAGTATCCGGGCCACTACTTTTTTTACGTTTTCATTCATTCCCAGTCAAAGTTAAATTTCAATTGTACCGTATCGTCCGGCAAATCATTTTTAGGGTCTGCGGACGCTTTAAGCATATTGTAGAATGTACGCTCACTAATAGCATACACAGGATATATGTACCGCCGCCATATTTCACGGTTCGGTACACCGTGACTGGCATAATGGTCATATATCCTGTTTACTTCTACTACACGCTTCTGATAACTGACTCCGTGCCGCTTTCCCATATAGGTTTAATCGTTCATAGACGGTTCTACTTTAGGTTTATAGGGACGGATGTCAAGCGTCATTTTTGCGCTTACCGTTACCCGGCCACTTCCTTCACACTGTCTGCAGACTTCCTCAACGGTTTCGCTTCGCTTCTTTCCAAAGATCCGAGAGGGATATTCTACAACTTTCTTTACTTTACCTGTACCGTAGCAAGCACGGCACAGGGCTACTTTCGGAGATTTCTCCACTTCTTGTATCATAGTTCTATTATTTATGATTCTGTCATTCCCAGAGGGATAGGTTTCCACATTCCGTTTTCGTTTTTGATTTCAGCACGGATAAACTGTTTGCTCACTTCCGGCTGGTAGGCTTCCTCAATGATACGCACACCTTCAATGAAACGGTCATCTCCGGTTTCCATGGCCACTTTGCGAAGCTGCACGATGCGTGAAGCCTTCAGCGTTCCCTTGGCATCACGGGCCAACAGACGAAGCACCATGCTCACCAGTGCCTTGGTCTTTTCATCTTTGGCCAGACCTTCGATGTATTCCTTCACAATGGCTATACCGTCTTCCACCGTGTCACGGTAACCGTCGGTCACATACACACCCAGCGTGATTCGTTTGTCGCCTTCACTGTTAGTAAAGGTATGGCTGCGCTGGTCATCCTTCACCTTGGTCTTGAAAAGGTCTGCCTTCATTTCCAGAATGGTTTTGAAGTTGTCCATCACAGTCTGCTTGCTTGCCTTGATCTGCTCACTGATGCCCAGCAGTACCGGAATGGAGTTTGCTATCTCCTCATCCACCATCTGTTTGTACATTTCGCGGTCATTCTTGGCTTTTTCCTCTGCCGCTTTCTTTGCTTTTTCTCTCTGGAAGGCTTCAAATTCCGCCTTTTCCTCTGCCGTCATTACCACGGTCGTTTGTTTCATTTCTTCCATGATTCTTGTTTTTTGGGGTTATTGGTTTTCATAATCCTGCATTTCAGGTTCGTCTTCCATCAGCATAGCCTCTCCGTTGGCGTATGCCCAGTCAGCCAATTCACTATAAAACTCGGCTGCATCTTGCTTCTCCATATCAGAGGCAAGCAGGTTGATTTCCTTTTTCAGATTCTCTAAAATCTTTGTGTTTCTATTTTCCATATCCTATCAGTTTGCCGGAGCATCAGGGTCAATCTGAATGAGTGATACCATGCTCACGGGGTTAATCGTTTGCTTTTCTTTCCTGGGCTTCAAGCCGCCTTTCCGTTGTATGGACCGAAGCTTTACCGCCAGTTCATCCAGTTCGTCCACCGTAATCTGTCTGAACGCTTTGCCGACTATTCGGGGATTACTGCAGAAGTCATTGATTCGTGCCCAGTCGGATGTATCTATGCCCAGCTTCTGCATCAGGTTCAGACAGAGACTCCGTTTCCGCCGCAGCTCCTCACGCAGCTTCTGTCGCCATTCGTCTTGTCCGCTCAGCTTCTCCAGAGCCGTACAGCAGGCTTCATACTCCTTGGCTGTCATTTCCTTCAGACTGTCCGTCCGGTTCCACGTGTACTGCAGCACAATGCTTTTCTTGAATTCTTCCCGGTCTCCTGTACAGGGAAGCTTGTTGAACAATGTGTAGAACCGGGCGAAATTGGTTACTTCCTGTGCCATGTCATTTACCATTAAGAATCATTTCACATTCCGTTGATTTGGTACTGACACGATAAATTATCTTATCCGGCTTCACTGATTTACCTTTGTATTCAGCCTCAATTTGCTTAGCAAATATCTTTTTGAACTCATCACCCATTTTAGAAAGTATTTCTTTATTGTACTCCCCGCAAAAACCTATGCGTGAGGATTGGATTTCACGAATTGTTCCTCTATATACCGTAGCGGTCAACTTCATCACCACAACACCGGTTTCCATTTTTATTTTTCCCATATCGACTAATTTTATTCAAACAACACTTTAATGCCACACGAACTGGCCACGTCAAGTTCCAGCTTGGCTCCCTTGCTCAGTTCCCAACCTTGCAGCATATAGATATACTTGCAGTCGAGCAACAGGGCAATATCTGCCTTCATGTGTTCTCTCCAGTGAGCCTCATCCGGCAGCCCGTTCTTAAACGGATTGACCGGGGCAAAGCCCATGTTTCTCAATCTTTGTTCCGCATCAAGAAACGCACCTTTGCGCTCGTCGATGTTGTAGTGGGCTATCGCCCCGCTGATGTAAACTTTTTCTTTTTCCATTATTTCTAAACTATTTCAAATTGTATCTTGAAGTTATATTCATCGCAAAGCCGACGAATCTGTATCACATTTAATGGGTCACCACCGTATGGGAAGAAGACGATACGCTCTTGAGTGGAACACCTCACCCCTTTACGGCGTAGCTTGTACAAGAGGTTCTTGCGTCTCATTTTACGTTTTTCCATTATCACAAATTATTACTTGTTTGAATGATTCCCTCCTCCCAAACCACGAAGTAGCTTCCCGGTTCACCGATGGCGCGTCCCTGACAGTAGGCCTTGTAGCCCACCACACGCAATTTCATGTCGCAGATATATCTCAGCTTCAGCGCACCGCCTCCCATCGGCTGGCTCTTTTTCTCTTGGCTTACCCATATAAAGCACTTCCTCGGAAAACGCTTCATCAACGCAACGGCATCGGGATAGTCCCACGGGGCAACCTGAAAAGAGTCGATGATAATGAACTTCGGGCTTTTCGGCTTCTTCAGCCGCTCAATCACTTCTTCATAGCTTTCGTCCACCGCCACCCGGAACTTACCCTGCACCTCGTTCATCTTCAAATACCCCATTCTACGCTGGAAACTCTGGTTCACGCCTTCCTCATAGCTGAGGTATAACACCGTCCCATAGTTACACAGTTCTTTGCCCAACTGCATCACAAAGCTACTCTTTCCGGCAGCACTGGCTCCACTAATGAACCAAGAGGCGGTATCTGCCGGGAAACCGAAGGGCTTACTCCACTTCTCACCCCACGGCAGTGTTACCCATTTCTTGGCGGCTATATCCTTCGGGCTGTACGCTCGTTTCATTGTTTCACTTTTTGAAGTTCGGCAATCAGCATATCTGCAAATTCCACCGCAGCCAGTGCTATGTCATTATTGCCTACATCACCTCCGCGGAGAAGAATATTTCTTGACTCTTGATACGCAACAGGCATCATTTCCTTGGCTATCTCATACCGGCGTTGTTCCCAGTCTATCTCGTTTTTCTGCATACGGCGGTTCATTGCGATAACCGCATCCATATACTGTTTTTCTATTACCGTCATCATTGCGCAACCATTTTAAGTTTCTCAATCTCCGTGTACACTCGCCTCAGCCCACCGCGTGTCTTGCGCACGATTTGAGCCACATCCGCACCTTCCGGGGCGTTTACTTTGGCCACGATACGCGCCTGTGTGTTCAGGAAGGCTTCACGCTCCTTGCCATCGTCTGGCGTTACCTTGCTGTAACGGTCTCCGTAACGGCTCAACATTTCGGTATAACCCACTTTCTTGCACTCTATCGAGCGGTTTATCTTCTCTTTCAGACCGTCCGCTCCCATCATGTACCAAGCACAGCAGCGTTCGGTAGCATTCCATAGGGCTTTCAGTTCAAGAAACGCCTCATACTGCAAGTCCCCGGCTTCGTCCAAGATGATAAGGGGCGTTTCCATGGAGCGCAGGTAGTAAACCAAATCCTCGTAAACATCGGCATACTTGCCTTTTGCGTCCACACCGAACTCGGCGGCTATCTTACGCACCAACTTCAGCTTGGTCTTTACCTGTGAACAGTCGATATACACGGCATTGCGGTGGTTCTGCACATAGTACCGTGCCGTGAAGGTCTTCCCGATGTTGGGAATATCGCAAAGTATCGCCGAAAGGCTCGACTGCTGCGAGAACTCCAACTGGGCGGTGATATACTCGAATGTGGCGGTCTTGGCAGCCTTCCATTCCATATCAGTACGGAGGCTCACGCCCAAACGCCGGGCGATGCCAATCCATGCGCCCTCACTCAGGGCTTTGTCCGTCTGTCCGTTCTTGATGGCACTGTACACCGAGGTGCTGATGCCGAGGGAGGCGGCGTGTTTCGCGTCGCTCGGATAGTTCGCACGGTTAGCGGCTATCGCTCCCAAAATCTTCTGTTTCTGCGCTTCTGTAATCATAATTCAAACGCTGTTATAATGTTATTCTAATCGTATTCTTACATATCTCCGATGGCGAGTGCCGCCATATTGGTCGGCTGCCATTCACAAACCTCATCGGGTTCTTCAGCAGCAGGGGCCGGGGGCAATACAAGGCTTTCCGTTACCTCATCATCTTCTTCGTGTCGGGTCGGTGCCACACCTACCTCTCCGATGGCGTTGTCGCGCAGCCATTTGTCAAAGTGGCTCACAATCTTATGCTGTTCGGTCTTCTTACGCTCATCGTCCTCGGTCTGTTCCGCCATTACACGGTTGAAGGTTTCCACCGGACGCACCTTGTCGATATAGCGGTCGTTCTGATACAGGAACACATCGGTCGGCTTGCCTTCTTCGTCCGGCAGGTAATAGGCCGTTACCTTGCGGTTATTCGGCTCCAACTTCCGAAGCACCTCCGGGTCACTCAGCCACCAGTCGGCATGTGCCACACGCACCGTACTGTTTCGCCGGATACTTGTTTCCTGCTTCTCGCCGATATAGCGGCTCAAAGTCAGTTTATCCAACGGACGCAGGGTCGGGTTGATTCTTGCCACCAATACGTCCCATCGGGTCATTCCCGGATATTTTTTCTGATTGGGGTGCAGTGTATTGTTCCACTCCGCGCAGTCCCGACGGTCATCGGCCACCAGCTCCTCAAAGGTGTAGTATTTCCTGTCCTCGTAGGTGTGGTTGCTGCTGTCGCTGATTTTCTTCTGGTCAACGCGCCGTGCACCTTTTCCATACCAGCGACCGACACCTTCGTGGTTCTTGTGGGCGATGGTGGTCTTGAACGCACCGTTCAAAGCCTCGGCATATTTCTCCTGTGAGTTCTGAGGGGCGCAAAAGTGCACAAACCGGAACATCTCCCCGGCTTTCAGAAAGCCCTCCTTGTATTTGCTCATCAAGTGCTGTTCCACCTCAATACCGGCAGGCATTCCCCAGCCGTTACGTTCTATCAGCCGGAACATATCCCGGAAACAGGCTACCACAAGGGCATCGTCCTTATCACGGCCGTAGGCAAGTCCCACACGGCACTGGCTCACCACATCGTAGGCATAATAAGCGTGGACGTATTCGCCTCCTTTCATTCGGCGTGGCAAGTCCACGTCGTCCATCGTGATTTGTGACAGGGAGAATTCCCCACCGTGGCGGTGCATGTGCGGCATCTGCTCGTGATAGAACTCACTCCAGCCACGACGCTTCTTCTCTATCAGCACCTGATTGGCCGGGGTGTTCAATATGTTGCGGATAGTGCTTTCGCTCAGTTCCTTCGGATTGCCGTGTTTGTCCGTGAAATCGTCTGGGTTAAAGATTTCGCCCGTATCATAATCCCACACCTCCAGTTCGCCACATACGAAAGAGATATACATCTCATGTACATCGCTACCGTAGGGTTGGTTGGGAAGCACGGATATGCTCAAGACAAGCCTTTCGGTCTTATAGTCCACCTTTCTTGCGCATTGGTTGCCGAACTTTCCGCTGATAAGGCACTCATAGCCGTACTGCTTGTACTCGTTCACCTTCTTGCGAAAACGCAGGGTACTTGCCGGAAGGTCGTGCCCGAACTCCTCGCGTAGCGTCTCGATGGTAGTGGCCATCATGCTCCAGTCGTACTTCTCTCCCATCAGCTTTCGGTAATCACGGCTGCGGTTATACAGCCTGATGCAGGTGTTCAGCACCGATGCGTTCACCGCATACTTCCGTGCAAGTTCGTCCGATGCCTTGCCGCTGTGCTGCTTGGCAGCCCAATCCATAAAGTAGGCAACGGCCGCTTGGTCAAGCTCGTAGTTGGATTTTATCCAGCCGCGTAACAATACAGCGTTACCGCCGGGATGTTTTTCCTCGACTTTCTCTTTGTAGGTGGTGGGCAGACTATCAACAGCAACCAAGGCATACTGCATCGGGCCACCGCCTCGACGCACCACATCGATGCGCCCACGGGCGGACAGCTGCTTGTAGTTGGAAAGCGTCATAATGCCACCCTCCACAAGTTCACGCGCCGATATGCAAAGTTTGTTGCCGAAAAATTCCATCACTCACCCTCCTATCTTAAAGCCATGGCAAATCTTTGGATGCCGTCAATATCCGTCATCTTCACATTCTCGTAGGTTCTGACTGTTTCTCCCTTGAATATCACGTAACCCATGCCATCGTTACGGTCAAGCTCTATCAATGCTCCGTTGGGGCAATACAGGCGCGTAACCTTATCGTAGTCGTGAAAGGTTTCAATCATCGGAATGACAGCCATCAAGATGCCGCCACGCTCAAGTGCCAGCTTTCGGATTCGTCTGGCATTATCCGAATCACCGCGTTTCTCATCAAACCGGATAGCGTTCAACACGCTTCGGTCAGATACCTTAAACGCCTTCGCGATAAACTCACGGTCTTCTTTCGTAATGTGGATGTACTTCTTCATTTTATCTCACTTTTATGGTTTATATGATTGTGGGAGGTTGCGGACTCGAACCGCAGACCATAGCCTTTCTGTTTGGAATTTGGCGTGTTCTACCAACTGAACTAACCTCCCGCCCGTCTTTCCGAGCTGCCAGTTATCCGACAATCCTCTTCCTTAGAATAATTCTACAGGCTTGGAAGACAAACTGTCATAAAAATATCCGTCTGAATAGAACGCCATAACATAACCGTTGCTATCCACAATGTTAATGTACGTTGTGGACAGATTGTGCCCATAAGTAACATCCAACGAACAACCACCAACACGTTTACCGACAAGCACCACCCCTTTCTTACCCTCAACTAAACGCTCCGCCAAATACACGGCTTGACGGCTTTCCATGTCCATTTCACTCCAACTATTCCGACTTCCGGCCTTACGATTAATTTTCATAGTTTACTTATTTTAGATTGTCCTTTATGTATTCCTTATCCTCATCCCACAACGGTAAATCCATCTTCAATTTCATCATGGTCACCTCACGCTGCCCGATGAGCCGTACCGCTTGTTTATAAAAGTCGGTATCCTCGTAAGCACAAGCCTTACCGATAAGAAACTCAGCCATTTCTTTGATGTGTTTCTGCTTCTGCCTATCCTGCAACTCGAAATTCAAAGCCCTCACATGCACGTCACGCAACACGCTGCTATCACCATGCTTTTTGAAATCCTTGCAGAATTCATCCTTATCCATTGAGGTATTCACATACAACGAATGTATATAGTCAAACTCCTCTGATGTCGGGGTTATACCCGTCCGTTCCATAAATTCTTTCTGTGTCATAATCTCACTTATTTAAATTCATTAATAATCGGTTTCAGACTCACGCCGTAGCAGCTCATTAGTCGGCGGATAAGACTCTTCACATATAAATCAGGGGCTGAAAACACAATCCCGGTTTCTTCTGTATATCTGAAGCTAACCCCGTCCATCATCAGGACGTATGCGACTTTATGCTTCACGCTTTGGGTCTGCCATTCTTTTATTTCCTCGTTCATTTTCTTTAAGTGCTAAAATTCGTTACTCTCGCGCCTTTTTTGTACATTTGGCGGCTTGTTCTTAATTGAACACGTTGCAAAGTTAGTGATAATTTTCAACCCACAAAAGAAAGTGGGGATTATTTTCAACCTTATGGGAACAATTTTATCAAGAATACAGGAAATAGCCTCTACTGAGGGGATAACTATCGGAGCTCTTGAACGCCAAATTGGTGCAAGTAAGGGCGTTTTATCTCGAGCCATAAATAACGGCACAGATATTCAGTCAAAATGGGTACAAATAATAGTTGAAAATTATCCCCAATATTCAACAAGATGGTTGATGACA